CTTAGTGCAATGACGGTTAAAAACCGTTTTGTACCTCCTTTCCTTAAGACTGAACTCTATAATAACTTCCGTAGTGGTCTTGACAAGTATGCAGGACTCAAGGATATTGCTGTAGCGTTTAAGGTAATTGAACAAACTGGTTCAACTTACCAGCTTAACGGAGAAAAAATTGGTTATGCCAAGACTTGGGAAAATGACCCAGAGTTCTGGGAAAACAAGGTCATTCCAGTACTTGAGCAAACACTTCAGAAGGAGGTAAGGTATAATGACCCCTCCGAAGCGACAGTAGCCGAGGAAGCTACTGAAAGCTCTGAAGAGTAACAAAAAAAGCTAAGGGCAACCTTAGCTTTTCTGTTTTATATACTATAATAATATTGTGAAAGAAAAATTACAGGTAAATACTGAATTCTTTGAAAGCATTGTAGCTTGTCAAGCTCTTACTAATGCTTACTATACTTCTCTAGTGTTAGACCACTTGAAGCCTGAAAACTTTAAGCAGCCTGGTAACAAGCTAGTTGTTAGTATAGTCAAAGACTTTTACGAAAAGCGTAGATCAGTACCTACTGTAACGGAGATTAAGACGTATCTTAAGAAAGAAGATGAGACAAAGCTTCTTAAAGATACTCTTACTACATACAAGCAAATTGATCTTAAAGGTAACCTCGAAGAGCTAATTGCTAATACTGAAACATACTTTAAAGAGAAGACCGTTTATAACACAGTACTTAAGATTGTAGATGACTTCTCTAACGATAAAGCCGATTACGGCAAGTTTCTTAAGATGTTTGAACATGCTTGTAATATCAAACTTGTTAGCGATATCGGTTTAGATTTTTACGGAGACTATCAAAAGATTGTAGATGAAATCGGTACTAAAACTGAAGTAGTACCAACTGGTTGGGGATTTATTGATACTAAGATTGGTGGTGGTCTTTATAAGAAAGGTAAAGCGCTTTACTTGTTCTTAGGACCTACTAACGTTGGTAAATCTATTTTCTTAGGTAATATAGCTAGTAATATCGCTACTTCGTTACCTGATAATGAGACGGCTATCTTGATCTCGTTAGAAATGTCTGAGATGATGTATGCAAAGCGTTTGAGCAGTCACGTTTCTAAGATTCCGGTTAACCAACTTCAAACTGAAACCGGTGCTCTTGAGTCTTACTTTAAAGAGGTAACTGAACAACGTAAGCGTAAGCTAATTATTAAGGAGTTTCCACCTAAGAGTGTGACTGTAGGTGGTATTAAGGCTTATGTAGAGACACTTATTAAAAACGGGATTAAGCCCGGTATAATCGTTGTTGACTACCTAGGTCTTATCAAGTCTACAGCTGGAGATAACTCTTATGAGCAAGGTAAAGCGGTAGCAGAAGAGCTTCGTGCATTATCTTACTTTTTTAATTGCCCTATTGTGAGTGCTGTACAAACTAATAGAGAGGGCATGGAAAATCCAGGATTAGATACTATATCTGAATCGCTTGGTGTAGCTATGACCGCAGATGTAATTTGGTCTATTCACCAAGAAGAAGGAGATCAAGAGCTCGGCATTATTAAAGTTGGCGGCATTAAAAACCGGCTTGGTCCGAAGCATGGCGCTACTGCAATGAGAATTGATTATAGCACACTATCTCTTTCAGAAGAGAAAGAATATATTGGCCTTGCCAATAAAGACTTAGATACCGATGAAATATCCAGTTTGGAAAAAAAGCTGGAAAACCTAACTAGTTGAGTTAAATAGACTTGTGAGTTTAAAAGAAAATATATTTGTTTTTACCGATGTAGACCTTGACGGTACTGCAAGTTTGCTTGCTTTGCATTGGCATTATAAAGTTAAACTTGGAGACATACCATTCAAGGGTACTACTGTGTCCAATTTTAGAAAAGAGTTTTTAAAGTGGGCTGAAACAGATAGTCTCAAGAATTACGATAAGGTTTACTTCTTAGATCTTGATACAAGCAACTGTATAGATTTAATAGATCAAAACAAGTGTGTGGTTATAGACCATCACCTTACTCATGTAAATGCAAAAGGAGAATATAGCTTAGCTACTAACGTTATACTCGAAGCAACTTCGTGTGCTAAAGTAGTGTATAAGCATTTTAATTTAAACCTTACTCAGGAACAAAAGTATTTTATTGCTCTAGCCAACGATTACGATAGCTATCAATTTAAGCTTTCTGAGACGTATGATTTAAACTGCCTTTATAGTAACACTCAAAAGACATTAGACAGGACCCGTCAACATAAGTTCTTAGAACGGTTCTATAACGGCTTTGATGGGTTTACTGCTTTAGAGAAAAATATCATTAAAGAACATAAAGCTAATAGAGACAATGTAATTAGTAACCTTGAGTTATTTGGTGGGGATGTAAGCTTAAACAAGAACACTTACCGAATGATCGGCACCATGACCAGCAAGTTTGTTAATGAAGTATGTGATCATATTATTAAAAATCACGGTGCTGATATAGTCTTTTCAATTAATCCTAATAATCAGCATATATCTTGGAGAAAGAACAAAGAAACCTGTCCTATTGATCTTTCTAAGTTATCTGCAAAGCTTTGTGACGGTGGTGGCCATGAATACGCAGCAGGAGGTAAAATGACTGAAACGTTCATGGAATTTACTAAACAATTAGCCCCTATAACAAAGTAATATGGCAGGTGTAATAGGCGCATTAGAAGAAGCAGTCATTAATAACCCTCTCCATGTTCTATCTGAGGATGAACTAGAGAGTGAGCTTATTAGATTTTGCTCTTTTTGCTCTATCATACACAACAAAAAACTGAATAGCGTTGCTATCTTTACTTTAATTGTACAGAATAAGATTTATAAAAAGATCTTTATGCGTATGATGCACATCGATAATGAACGGGAAGCATTACTACTATTTTTAAAGTACAATTCAAATTTGTGCCGTAGCAAAGTTGTTAAAGAGGTACTAAAATCGTAGTACAAATGAACGTACCCGAAATTTATAATGCATATCTTGGTACATCGAGACGTGCAATGAATCAACCCTGGAAAGCGCGTAAGAATTTCAACGGATTTGAAAAGACTCCAGATGGTATAATTTGTAGAAAACTGGAATTGTTCTTTAAGAAATTTCCACAAATCTCACCTTACGAGTTTTTTAAGGCTCCATATGAGGTATACAAAGACGACAGTACCTTTCCTTTAAACTTTTATACTACTCAAAAAGCTATTGCAGTATACACAGCATTGCAAAAGCAAAAGCAAGAAGAAAGCCCGGATACTGAGAATCAGATAAAGAGTATTAAAGAATCCCTTAAATACATTGCATCTTATTGTATCGAAAAGGGAATTACTCTAGAACAATACTGCAAAGGTAACAGTTCATATGTACAAAAACCATTTGTGGATTTCGCAGAGAAGCGACTCAACATTTACGTGTTAATAAAGTTGCCTTTTTTCGATACCCAGCTAAACTCTCTTAACCTTCAAGATAAAGAACTTTACTTGAAAGAAACGTTCAATAGCATCGCAAAATATAAGATGAGATTGAATACTTCTAGTAGAGCAAAGAGCTTAATTGACGAAGGTCTCAGAATAATATCAAATACAACTAATACTATTGATAAAACTAAAAACTAAACTACACTAAATAAAATGAAACCTACGTTCAATGCAAATATGTTTGAGAGCATTAAGTCTGCTCTCGAAAACGCTAAGAGTAAGCAAAGCGGTTCTAAGTACAAGGAGATTCTTAAGCTTGATGCTCCTGCTACTTATGTTGTCCGTCTTCTTCCTAATGTAAAGGACCCGTCGGAGACGTTTCTCCATTATTATCATCATGGCTGGAATAGCATTAATACCGGTCAGTATGTAAATGTTATCTCCCCTTCTACCTGGGGTGAGCGGTGCCCGGTAAGTGAACTTTACTTTAAGGTTCTTCGAGATGGAACTGATGAAGAGAAGGCTCGTGCAAAGGCTAATATCTCTCGTAAGGAAAACTGGCTCGTTAACGTTTATGTCGTGAGCGATCCTAAGAATCCTGAAAATAACGGCACTGTTAAGGTTCTTCGTTATGGTCGACAGCTCAATAAGATTATTGAAGCTGCTATTAACGGGGATGATGCAAGTGAGTTCGGCGCAAAGGTATTCGATCTTGGCGCTAACGGTTGCAATCTCCGTATTAAGGCTGAACTCGTTTCTGATAAGCCTGGTGCACCTAAGTACCCGACGTATACAGCTTCGAAGTTTCTTTCTCCTTCTGAAATTGAAGGGGTAGATGAAGATAAGGCAGCTGAGATCTATGAAAGCATTCATGATCTTAATGAGTTTGTAGAGCATAAGTCTGCAGCTGAGATTCAAGAGTTTATTCAGACTCATTACTATGGTAAGGAACAAAACGCTTCTGCTACTACTGTAGTTGAGAAGAATAGTTCTGAGGAAGAGGATGTACCCTACGAGTCTCCCAAGCCCGCAGCAAAGCCAGCTCCAGCTCCAGCTCCTGCTCGACCTGCCGCTAAGCCAGCACCTAAGATTGAGGCTGTAGATAACTCCGCTAACGACGATAAGGTTAAGGCAATCCTTGACGGTCTCGACGACCTGTAAAATATATGACCGAACAGCAAAGACGTGAGCAGATAATGAAAGCCCGCCAGCAACAAATGCAGCAGCGGCAAACAGCACCTGCTATGTCTGATGCTGATGCAATGAGAATTGCTGCTGAGAATGGCTCCATTACCCAAGAACAAGTGGTAATGGCTGCCATGCTTGGTAAGTTGGTTAATGGCGGATTAAATGATCTTAAGAAGATGTCAGTCGGGGAGGGTCTTAAGGTTGGTAGTGTAGATATGTCTAAAGTAATGCCTTCTGGTATTGCTAAGGCTATGAATCTACAAAGACCGCAACCGGCGCCTCCCTCACCAGTACCTGAACTCACAGTACCAGTAGATCCTGTTGCTGCTACCCTTTTTCCTCCTATTCCAGAACCTAGTGTGGTAATTCCAATGCCACCAGTTAAACCGCCAAGAGTCGAACCTAATGATCAACTGGAATTAAACTTTGATAAGAAAACTAAATATGAAGATATTGAGTTAGCTCTTGAAAAGGTTCGGGCTGATATTAGAATAGTAAACGAAAAGCTCGATAAGGTTATCGAGTACCTAGATAAAAAAAAATTGATCACCCAACAAGATGGAACTCAAACTGGTTAAAAAAGATTTTGCGGATAACTTTTTAAGTGTTATCGGTAAAGCTGTAGATATTGCTTCTGTTAAGGTTAATAAGGACGGGCTGTATGTAGTCTGTAATAAACCTGATACGAGTATTATTCTTTTAGGTAAGTATAACTACCCGGTTGAGATTGAGCAAGAAACCGCTCTCAATATTGGAGATATTAAGAAGCTACTTCGGGTAATTGACTGTATTGAAGAGGATAACGTTGTATTTAAGATCAATAGCAACCATCTTCACTATAAATCAGCTTCTATTCAATTTAAGTATCACTTCTTAGATGATGCTATTGTACCTAAGGTTACCTTAAAGAAAGAAAAGATTGAAGCTCTTGAACTAGATACGTTTTTTGACGTAGACTTTAAGAAGCTTCAAGAAATCCTTAAGGCTAGCTCTTTTACTACTGAGACCAATAAGATTTATCTTTACGGCCAACCTGACGGAATTTATTGTGAACTTGGTGATAAGGAAAAAGCTAATACTGACAATATATCCTTAAAGGTAGCTGACTCTATAGAAGGACAGCCCCTTAATCAAGTACTCCCGTTTAACCTGGATATATTCAGGGTATTAACTGGGGTAAAGTTTGAGAAAGCTAGAGTAGGTATTAACCTTAAGCATAAGGTAATGTCGTTCTACGTTAGACCTACTCCTGAAACTGAATTTAAGTTCATTATTTCTGGATTGGTTAAGTAATGGCAAACAAGATTACAACTCAAAGCTATTTTGTAAAACGACTTAAGGATTCAGGGTATGTCGTTTACAAGCTATTTGACGATTATAGTGAAGCTGACCCTCGCAATTGGACTGTTTTAATTGATCCAGGCAATGCATCTATTATCTGCACCTGCTATATTAACCATAAAGACTTTTTCGGCGAAACTTTTTTTGAGTTCTACGATGGTGGTCAATATTTTCCTGAAAAATTTAAGTTGAAGACTGACAGTATTGAGGTTATTATTAGCTATCTAGTTAAATTCGGTATTAACAATAAGTCAGAAACATACATTAAACAAGATGTCGCAAGATAATTTTTATTCCAACACAAACCATTATATGAGTAACTCTAAGAAATACGATTGGCTCGGTGAAGATGTAGAAGGTAAGAACGCTCCGTCGTTCGACGCTGTTAACTACAAGTATATGGAGCCTGATCGTACCTATGATACTACCCTTAAGCCAGATAGTGCTTATATTGCTACTTTGCCTGATTTGCAGAACGGACCTTCATCCCTTATTCAGGGAGCTAATGTTGCTATTCAGCAAGTAGGTATTCATAACTTTAAGCTTCCGCTTAAGTGGACTCGAGCTGACGGTACTGTTATTGAGCTTGAGACAGCAGTTACGGGTACTGTATCTCTTGATGCTAATAAGAAGGGTATTAATATGTCTCGTATTATTCGTTCATTCTACGAGCATAAGGATAATGTATTTGACGCTAACTATATCGAGGATGTACTTAAGCTTTATAAGAAAAACCTTGGTACCTTTGATGCTAAGATTATTCTGAAGATCTCTTACCCTATCTTACAAGAGAGTCTTCGCTCCGGTAATAAGGGCTACCAGTACTACAATATCGCTATTGAGTGTAACCTTAACCAAGCTGGAGTATTCGATAAGATTATTCACTTTGACTTTGTTTATTCATCGGCTTGCCCTTGCTCATTTGAACTAGGTGAACATGCTCGTAAGTACCGTAATAAGGCTGTAGTATCGCATTCACAGCGTTCTACTGCGCGTATCTCTATCAAGTATACCGACCATATTTGGTTCGAAGAAATTCAGAAGATGTGTCTTAACGCTCTTAAGACTGAGACTCAAGTAATGGTTAAGAGAGAAGATGAGCAAGCTTTTGCTGAGCTTAATGGTGCATATCTGAAGTTTGTTGAAGATGCTACTCGTTTGCTGTATGAAGAGTTTAATAAAGACTCTCGTATTGTAGACTTTAAGATCGTCTGCTCGCATCTAGAGTCGCTTCATTCTCATGACGCTATTGGTTGCATTGTTAAAGGTGTAACCGGTGGATTTACTGCTACAGTTTCTGAACCGGAGTTGCGTAGTTTGGTTCGTTAAGTAAGTAAATAATATTGTGAGTAAGGTAGATAAAAACTCTAAAAACAGTAGTAAGTCTAAGCGAAGCTCAAAAAAGATAGTACCGGTTTCCACCTCTACTGTACCGGTATCATCTACCTCTACCTCTAAAGTAGAAACGCAATTAGCAGAAACTGATCAAAAACGTTTACAAGAAATCCTTCTCCATGCCCAGCTTGAGTTTAGCAAGATTAAAGTTGGAATGGTTAAAGAAAAGAAAAAGGAAATTGAAGCGCTAGATCAAATGATTAAAGAGTTTATCGGGCCGTTTATGTTAATCGGTTACGATTTAACTAATAACCCAATTGAAATGGTATCAGCTTCTTCCCCTGCAGAGCATGATGCATTACTTGAACGTTTACGTAGAGTAATGTATAAGATAAATCAGAACATTGCTAATACAGGTGGAAACGATCCGTATGGTTTCAACTCTAATTAAGAAGCTTAAGCTTCTTTTGTTACCTCGTAAACGTAGAATATACGTTGTTCTAGAAGGTAAACTTAAAGGAGAGTGGCTTGTAAAGATTAAAACTACCTTAGAAGGGGTAGTATTTTTTTCTTTACCTGACAAATACATTCACACTATATCCCAGAAAGATCTTGACTTCGGTCTTAAAAATAAAATAATTGAACCTGTAGATGTATTACCGGAACGAGTATATAATGTCTGCATAGCGGAATACAACTACGAATCTACCAATGTCAAACAAAATAACGCTCTTAATCGACGGAAACAACACGCTACACCGGACTCACTGGATAGCGAATAACACCGGCAAACAGCTTATTAACTCTAAAGGGGTTAATGTTGGTAGTATTTTTACTTTTGTAAAAGCTATTAAATCTTACGTCGATCAATTTAACGCTAATGAAGTGTTTATTGCTTGGGACCGTAAGCTTACTCGCGAAATACCTAATTTTCGTAATACTTTGACGAGCGGTACCTATAAGGGAACGCGAGATCAAGAACGTAACAAAGACGTCTATGGTAGTATGGATGAAATCCTCGCTATTGTGGATTTGCTTGGAGTAAAGAATATTTTTCCTGGGCATCTCGAAGCTGATGACGTAATTAGCTGGCTCAGTAAGAACAATACCGGTAAGAAAATTATTATCAGTGTAGATAGAGACTTTATTCAATTAGTCTCCCCGGATATATCTTACTATAACCCTATAAAGAAGCAGCTCATTGATCATATTAACTTTAATGAAGTTTTTGAGTTAACTCCAAGAGAATATCTTTACTATAAGGCAATTGTTGGAGATAAATCTGATAATATTCCTGGAGTGGAAGGCTTTGGGGAAGTTAAAGGCATAAAGCTAGCTAAAGCTTACAGAGCTTATGTCGATAATGAATCTATTTCTGAAA